AGAAACGACTGGTACGAACGCCAAATGGAACGAGAAGCGTTTGTTAATTCTCAGGAAGAGAAAATATCAGTTGATGAGGTTATGGATAGCCTACCAGAAGAACTACTGTGCATGGATTTAGCAAGGAAGTTAAATCCGGTATTTGAAATTAGCCCCCAAGCACTTGATGCAGTTTTAGATGGAATTAGAACAGCTATTCAGATTGGGATAGATAAGGAGATATTGTGAGCACGTCAATTATTGAGTTTGTGCAACAACAAGAGTCATTATTTTGTAACGCACTAACAGATCAAACGATCACATGGGCTAAGGAAAGCCAGTTTGCAATTCAGGCATTCCAACGAAATGACGAGCTAGCAAGAGTGGCTATGGAAAACCCCGCTAGTGCTCAGAATGCCATTATTAACGTGGCGGCTATTGGGATTACATTAAATCCAGCAAGTAAGTTAGCGTATTTAGTGCCAAGAAAGGGTTTTGTTTGCCTTGATATCAGCTATATGGGCCTCATGCACCTAGCTCAGGCCACTCAAGCTATCGAATGGGGTCAATGTAAGTTAGTCCATGAAAATGACGTTTATGAATCCAATGGCCTAGACACCCCGCCAACCCACAAATATAACGCATTCAGTGACAGAGGTAGTGTTATTGGTGGTTATTGCACAGTAAAAACAGCAAGTGGCGACTATCTCACGGAAGAGATGCGATTGGATGAGATAAAGGCTGTTGAGGCTACGAGCAAGTCAAGAAACGGCCCATGGAAAACATGGTGGGATGAGATGGCTCGTAAAACAATTGTGAAAAGAGCGAGCAAATACTGGCCTCGTCGTGAAAGGTTAGATCAAGCCATTGATTATGTGAACACCGAGGCAGGCGAAGGCAATGATTTTGATGTGCCAGCAAATAAATCAAAGGACATAACGCCAGCAAGTGAAGATCAATTAAAGGCTATCACGGACTTGATGCTTAAAGTTAATGGCGAATGGAGTGACACGTTCTTCGCATTTATTAGTAAAAAATTCAACCATCAAATATCCCATCCAGAGCAATTAACCGCATTTGAAGCCAATACCATTATCGACATGCTAAGGAAAAAGGCAGAAGGGAAATGATTAGTAATGACATCATTCTAAGCAAAACAGGCATCGATTTAACCAAAGTAGAGCAAGGAAGCGAAGAATGGATGTCTATCAGGCTCGGTGTAGTAACTGCCTCTGAGGCATGGAAGGTTATCTCTAAGCCAAAGTCAGGGAAAAAATGGACAGACACAAAGAAAACATATTTAAACACCCTTATTGGTGAAGTCTGTACAGGAGTTTACAAGGAAGTATCAGCAAGGACGCTGGAATGGGGTAAAAACTACGAATTAGAAGCAAAGATGACATTCGAGTTTTACACCGGATTAACGGCAAAGGAAGTGCCAATAATATTTAAAGATGAGCAACTACGGATAGCTTGCTCACCAGACGGCATTTGCAGTGATGGCTCTGGATTAGAGCTTAAATGCCCTAATAACACGGACGTATTTATAGACTTAGCATTGAATGGCATCAATGCAATGAAAAAGGAATATGTGGCTCAAGTTCAATATTCCATGTGGGTTACAGGTAAGGATATCTGGCACTTTGCAAATTTTGACCCACGCATGCCGGCAGGGAAAGAAATCGCATATTTCCTTGTTGAGCGTGACGAAAAAATGATGAAAGAATTCGACGAGTTAGTGCCTGAGTTCATCGAAGTAATGGATCAGGGGTTAAACAAGTTAGGCATTCAATTTGGCAATCAATGGAGTGTATATGGCAAGTAAAGGCGTGAATAAATGTATTCTCATCGGTCACTTGGGGCAGGATCCAGAAATCCGTTATATGCCATCAGGTGGCGCAGTCGCTAATCTCACACTAGCCACATCGGAATCGTGGCGCGATAAGCAGACTGGTGAGATGAAGGAGAAAACCGAGTGGCATCGAGTCTGCATCTTCGGCAAATTAGCAGAAATTGCAGGCGAGTATCTGCGTAAAGGTTCACAAGTTTATATTGAAGGTCAATTACAAACACGTAAATGGCAAGATCAAAGTGGTCAAGATCGCTACAGCACTGAAGTTGTGGTGAATATCGGTGGAACAATGCAGATGTTAGGTGGTAACGGTGGTAATCAGGCAGGAAGCCAGAAGCCACAGCAGAATCAAGGATGGGGCCAGCCTCAGCAACCACAAGCACCAAAACAAGCATAGAATAATCAAACACCGCAAAGTGAACCTCCTCAAGATTGGGATGACCAAGAAATACCCTTCTAACCACCCTCCCCCTTTAACCAAAGGATATATTTGCAAGGATGCAAACAGGAGATAGATATGACTATTGAACAGTTACAAGAAGAAAATGCGAAGTTGAAACAGGCGATTATCAGCATTTACACAAACACGGAAGAAATAACACTCAATGGCGAAGATGGCTATTACGCAGTAAAGCAAAGTGTTATTGATGATGTTATTGATTTAACGGAAGATTAATTTAACTCGCAGGGATGCAATGAAGAGGAATGAATATGAGTAAGCAGATGGTTTTAGTTGCAAGAACAAATAAGGTTGGCTCTGACTCTGAATGTGGGCTGGGCATTACTGAGGACGAATGGGATAAATTAACCGAAGAAGAGCAATCAGGATATATCAATACTGCAATTGATAATCTTGTTGATTGGTATGTGAAGACAGAGGGATAAGGTAGAGTGATGGATAAATCAATACCAGATTTAGCAGCTGAGTTTCATTGTCTGCTAGCGAAAATGGAAGAAATTCACGGCTCTGAAATAACATCATTAATAAACACCACTGAAGAAAACGTCAAAGCCGCGATTAGAACAAACCGAATGTTACTTCATAGTTATTCGTATGAATTAAATAAATTGAAAAAGCAGGTTGATGGCAATGGATAAATCAAGACAGCAATTTGAAGAGTTTATTAAATTTCACATGGACGACGAGGAAATAAACAATAAATTCGAAACAGCTAATAACGGATTAAATTACGCTGACCAACATGTAGATTTAATGTGGATTAGCTGGCAAGCATCACGCGAGAGTTTAATTAATAACTTACCAGAAAGCATTAATTGCCCTACTGCGCCAGAATTAATATGGCTACAGGTTGACCCTGAACCAGAGGAGGAAAATAAACCTGAATTTCCAGTTAATTTACGTAGTGATGATGTAACTTGGTGTGCAGATAGAATTCATCCAACTGACACATTATATATTCGTGCTGATTTAATTCAAAAGTAAATAACCATGCAAATAATCGGATATGTATTAATCATGCTAATACAGGGTTCTGCTGTGCCTGTAACGGAAGATATATACACGCAATCGGAATGCAATAAACGTGCTGAATATTTAATGTCAGTGAGGAATGTTGAAGTTGTTTGTGGAGATGTATGGAATGAAAGATAAATATAGCGTGAACTTACAAGGCTACGAGGAAGAAGGTTTTGAAATTGAACCGACAATAAAGGATAAATTTAATTTAAAATCTCCATCGTGGGATATATCAATAACAAAGCAGGACTTAGTTAATATTAAGCTCATGATAGAGGAGATATTAGAAAGTGAATAAATACACCGAACTATCTGATTTCGAGATTAATTTAGCTGTTGCTCACATTGCGCTTGGCAAGGGTAGCTATGATTGGTGCCCTGATAAAAAAGAGGTTTACTTTGCAGGTATTGATGGTGGTGAATTTTTACATCATGGATACTTCGACCCATGCAATAATCCATCCGACGCAATGCCAATTATTAACGAATATGGTATTAGCCTTATATATCAAGATAGAAAATTCCAATTTGCAACTAATGACGGGAATATAGAGTGCTGTGTTGCCAACCCATTAAAAGCAGCAATGATTATTTTCTTGTGTATGAAGGATGCGGAGAATGAAAAAGTATGACTTGATTCTCGCTGATCCACCTTGGTCTTACAATAACAAATCTTCAAATGGCGCAGCAGATAATCATTACAATACCACCGATTTATATTCCCTCTCTCGATTACCAATAGAAAAACACTCCTCTAAAAATGCCGTGCTATTTATGTGGTACACGGGAAACTTTGCACTCGAAGCTATTAAATTAGCCGAAGCGTGGGATTTTAAAGTTAAAAACATGTTCGGGTTCGCATGGGTTAAATTAAATAAAAATGCAGGAGATAGAATAAATAAAAAACCGCCAGAGGACTTTTTCGATTTCATGGAAATATTAAACAATGAGACAAAGATTAATTGCGGTAATTACACACGTCAAAATGTCGAAATGTGTTTAATAGCCACAAGAGGAAATGGATTACCTCGTCAATCTGCAAGTGTTCGACAGGTTATTTACTCATGCTTAGGTGAGCATAGCGAAAAGCCAAAAGAAGTACATCATCGTTTAGAAGAATTATACGGAGATGTTCCTCGACTCGAATTATTCGCCCGTGAGAAATACGGTGGTTGGGATGTATATGGCGACCAAGCAGAAGAAAGCATTCAATTAATATAGATAAATTATGGACATTATCGACTCAGCAAATGAAACAAACGAACTATATATTCAAGTGTCATTATCAAATCGCAAGGTAGCAATTAAATCATATAGCGGGATGTGTATCTGGTGCCACCAAGAACCGGTCGCACCTAATAGCGCATACTGCTGTACTGACTGCGGCGATGATCATGAACAGTATAAAAGGAAGAATGGATAGGAGGGTAAAATGGAAGGGATGACCATGCCAAGAAAAGAAGCTGCCGCATATATTGGTATATCAGAAGACACTCTCTCTCGTTGGTGCAAGCTAGGATTGATTGCATACACAAGAAAGGATCCATCAAAGAAAAACTCGCCATACCTATTTACGAGAGCTGCGTGTATTGCGGCAGCTAATAAATCAATTCACAATATACCAGTGAACGCTGGTGAGACACGAGAGGGAAAATCATGTCTTTATTCAGAAGAGGTAAAATATGGTACGGAAACTACACGACGCCAAGCGGTAAAAGAATCAAGGAATCTCTTGGCACAGAGGACAAGAAGCTCGCGCAGGAGTTGCACGACACAAGAAAGGTCGAGTTATGGCGCATAGAACGTCTTGGTGACTTTCCTGATGTTACTTTCGAAGAGGCTATAGTTCGATGGATTGAAGAGAAAGCAGACAAAAAATCACTGGATGACGATAAAGGTCGGCTTTCTTTTTGGTTAGATCACTTTGAAGGTTACCGACTTAAGGATATTACAGAAGCAAAAATATATTCCGTTATCAATAAGATGGTAAACAGAAAAGCTAGGGAGAGATGGGAAAAACAAGTGGAATCAGCTAAAAGAAAGGGAAAGGAAATCCCCGCATTTACTGATGTCCCTGTCAGTAACGCAACCAAAGCAAAGCATCTCGCCATCATGAAATCTCTGTTAAGAGCTGCTGAACGTGACTGGAAATGGTTAGAAAAATCTCCCGTTATCAAAGTTCCAACAATCAGAGAAAAGCGGGTTCGGTGGTTAGAACATCATGAAGCTAAAAGACTGATTCAAGAATGCCCTGAACCACTGAAATCCGTAGTTACATTTGCATTGGCCACTGGATTAAGGCGATCCAATATTATCAATTTAGAGTGGAGTCAAATTGATATGCAAAGGAAAGTTGCATGGATAAACCCAGAGGATAGCAAATCAGGCCAAGCAATTGGTGTTGCTTTAAATGACACTGCTTGTCAGGTTCTTAAGGAGCAAATAGGAAACCATCACAAATGGGTATTTGTTCATACTGAATCAAAAAAGAGACCAGACGGAACATTAACGCCAAGCGTTAGAAAAATGCGAGTTGATTCTAACACCGCATGGAGAGCAGCGTTAAAAAGAGCAGGAATAGAAAACTTCCGCTTTCATGATCTGCGCCACACATGGGCGAGCTGGTTAATTCAGTCAGGAGTTCCGCTTTCAGTATTACAAGAAATGGGCGGATGGGAATCAGTTGATATGGTTAGAAGGTATGCTCACCTAGCGCCTAATCATTTAACTGAACATGCAAAGCAAATAGACAGTATTTTTGGCACTTGTGTCCCAAATACGTCCCACTTAAGAAAAGTAGAGAATTTAAAATGA